GTTCGCCCCACCTTTTTCAAAAACTTGCGCCCGCAAACAACAGACCCCACAACACTTGCACACGCAAGCAAACCGGCCGACCAGTCCGGCAGACCCCCCCCTATGCAAGCCCCCCAGCCCCCACAAGTTTATATGGTTGTTTAGTTTGGGACTTGTGCTTGTTTTTTGTTGTTTTTGGTGTTGTTTTTGGTGTTGGATGGTTATGTGGTGTTGTGGATGTTTATTCATTGTTTTTGTTTGTTTTGGGGGTTTGTGTTTGGTGTGTCGGATGACCTTTGTTTATTTTTTGTTAGTCTTTTTGGGTATCTTTTGGATATTGCCTGGTCACGGGGTTTTGGGTGTGGAACAGGATTTGCTAGTTTATGTACACTAGTTACATACTAGTAAGCGTTTACCGCTTCCAGCGGTAGTAACGCTTGCAGGTTACTAGTACTACAAGTAAGCCCATCCCCTTGGAGGGGAGTGGGCTTGTTTGTGTAACGAGTTCTCCCTCGCTGACGCTCGGGGTGTCTGTAAACCAACGTTGCGTACGGCAGAGTACGCAACACTAGTGAAGGAATATATGACTAGAGAGAGTGAATATCGGCCTGCTGCCTTAGATAAGGCACAGGCCACAGGTGGGACTCCTGGTAGGCCATCGAAACGTAGCATGAAGGACGCTCAGCGGACTTTGAATGATAACCAGTTGCGTTTGGCTGTTTGGTTGTCGATGCCTGAAAGACATCGCAAACCGGTGACTCAGAAAGAGTTTTGTGAGGAGATCGGCATTTCGTTGATGTCTTTTCATCGGTGGCGGAAAGATCCGAACGTCGTTATGGCGACTAGGTGGTTGACTTTGAATGCTGCCGGGGACCCCGGGAGAGTTTCGGCTGTTCTGGATTTTTTGCATGAGACTACGTTGGATGAGTCGATCTCTACGAAGATTCGACTCACTGCCGCTAGGGATTGGTTGAAGGCTATTGGGGTTCATGAGGCGTGGTCGTATGATAATAAGTTGTTGAAGATTCAGGATGTGGATGAAATCAACTTGGAGGATCTTTCGGATGAGGAGATTTGGGAGTTGTATAATGAGCGAGCAAGGATGATTGGTTTAGGCGATGGGAATTCACAACGTTCAGGGGCAGCCGACTTTGAGGAAAACGTCGAAAGCTGGGAGGTTGAATCCGGAGCTGTTGGAGCGGGAGATGCAGTGGCGGACGTGGTTTCCGAAGGATGTGACGATTCGTCCTGATGGGATGTCGGAGGCGGAGGTTGCTGCTGCGGTGGAGGCTTTTCGTCGGTTTGCTGAGGATGTGCTGGTTTTGAAGGTGCCGGGTAAACGTATTCCGTTCAGGTTGCGTGAGGCCCAGTTGGAGACGGTTGCCGATATTATTGGTAATCGTAATGTGATTATTTTGAAGGCCCGTCAGATTGGGTTTTCGGCTTTGATTGCTGGTTTGTGTTTGTGGTTTGCTTTGGGTGGTGCTGATCGGCAGATTTATATGTTGTCGAAGGGTCAGCGGGAGGCTCGGGCGCTTTTGCATAAGTCTCGTTATGCTTATCGGATGTTGCCTGCTTGGGTGCGGGATAAGGGTCCGGCGTTGACTGACCGTACGTTGGAAAGGATGTCATTTGAGAATGAATCCTTTATTGTTTCGTCTCAGTCTGCTTCTGATCCGATTCGTGGTGAGACTGCCTGGTTGGCGGTTGTTGACGAGTGGGCGTCTATTAACGATCAGGAGGGTGCTTGGGCGGCTATTGAGCCGACAGCCGACCTTGGGGGTCGGATTGTCGGGTTGTCTACCGCTAAGGGTGAGGGCGATTTTTTTCATGATCGTTGGGTTGCGGCTACGTCGGGTAATTCGAACTTTCATCCTATTTTTCATTCTTGGCGTGCTGTCCCTGAGAGGGATGGGGCGTGGTATGAGGACAAGGTTGCTAATAATCCGAAGTGGTTTGTTGCCCAGGAGTATCCGAGTAGCCCCGAGGATGCTTTTATCGGGTCCGGTAACCCGTTTTTCGATTTGGAACCGGTACGATTGTGGGACTTTCGGGAGCCGACAGGATTTTTTAATGTCGAGTTTGTTGATAAGGTTGGTAACGTCACAGAGTCGCCTCGGGGTGAGTTGGCGATCTGGTTGCCAAGGGACCGGGATGGGGTGTGGCGTTTCAACCCGAAGTCCTCTTATGTTGTGGGCGCTGACGTGGCGATGGGGTTGGACCGTGGTGACTGGTCCGTCGCATACGTTTTAGAGGCTGTTTCTGGTGAGATTGTTGGGATGTGGCGTGGCCGTTGTGCCCCGGATGTTTTCGGTAACCAAATTTTGCCGGGTATTGGTTCGTTTTTCAAAAACGCTTTGGTTAATGTGGAGATTAATAATCATGGGTTGACGACTTTGACGGCTTTGCGGGATTGCGGCTACGAAAATTTGTATCGTCGTCATTCGAAGACGACGAGGCGTGAGACGGCTTTGGAAACGTTGGGTTGGATGACGACTAGCGGCAATAAGCAGCCTATGTGTGATGGTATTGCTGCGTGGATTCGGGACGGAAATCAGGCGTGGGATCGGGTGACGGTTCATGAGATCAAAACTTTTGTTCGTACGCAACGGGGTGAGCGTGTCAAGCTTCACGGGTCGCCTCACGATGACTGTGTGATGGCTTTGGGTATTACGATTGAGTGCAGACGGTATGCTTTTGAGCATGATTTGACTGAGCCTGCGCCTGATCGTAGGGGCACGATTGATTGGTTGGATGAGCAGCTACAGGGTGGTCGGGGGCGTGGCCGTAGGGCCATGTCGCCGGTTATTTGAGACTGGTGGAACAGAATATGCTAGTATATGAGATGATAATTTGTTCAGAATGCGGAAAGAAGCTTCCACCTTCGAAGTTTAACGACGAAAGCTTTACTCCCGGGATCTGTTTCAAATGTCGGATCACCAACATATCTATCGGTTTCGGTGGTTACCGTGAAGCGTTTCATGGCGACAATTTACACGGAGGCACTATTGCCTCCGATGTAAAGCACACTATTGCGGAGGGCCGGAAGCTGGGGCATGATCCCGTTCCGGTGAATGCACCCAATCCGGGTGTTTCGCAGAAAACGTTGGATGTGTTGAAAACTAAAAGTGGTTATGGTGGCGGGGGCAAAACGTGAGCAGCAACGAATACACAACGTCGAACTATGATGCTGCGGTAAATCAGGCTGGCGCTACTTCAAGTGGCGGGGCCGACGAGGGTGCGGTCGGTAGTAAAATTACGTTGATTGAGGCGGCCAAAAATTTTAAGTCGTCGGGCCGTTGGGATGAACGATTTTCAGACTTTGTGGCTCTTTATGCAAACAAGTATCCTTACACTGAAATCGGGGACTATGAGGATGTAGTTGTTCCGAACATGATTTTTTCGACTGTGAACGTTATTGTTCCGTCGATTGCGGTAAACGCACCTAAGATCAATGTTGCTCCGGTCCATCCCGACTATAATGATGCTTCTTCGGTTTCTGAGGCTTTGGTGAACCATCAGTGGCATACCGGCCGAGTTCAGGACGAGGTTCGGGATGCTATCAAAGATTTTGTGATTGTCGGGCACGGCTGGGTTAAAACTACTTGGGATTCTCAGGAAGAGGAAGTTGATTTGACTTCCGAAGAGTTTGAGCAGCTTGCCAGTCAGGTGATGCAAACCAAAATGCAGGCTGAGGCGGCCGGGGTTGACGATGTTTTTCCGTCGAACGAAGAGTTGTTGTCGGAAATTCCGTCTACGAAAACAGAGTTGACGGTCGATCAGCCGCTTGTTATGCGGGTGTCGCCTTTCGATATGTTTTTTGATCCTGATGCGAAACGTTTCAACGATATGAGATGGATTGCTCAAAGAGTATTTATGCCACTGGAGGTCGCCAAGGCAAACGATATGTGGGCGAGTGCCGCTAGGGGTAAGTTGCAGACTGTTTCGAAGTCAAGGCAGCGGGATGAAGTCACTGTTGATGTTCATTCCACGCACGCTGAGCCGGTTGGTCAAGAATTCGTTGAAATCTACGAATTCTATGATCTGATTTCAGGAAAAATGTGTGTGTTTGCTGAGGGTACTGATGCGTGGCTGTTGAAGCCAACAAAATCTCCTTATCCGAACGTTCACCCGTTCACTTACATCCCCAACTATGAGGTGCCGGAACGGTTTTATCCCGTCGGTGACGTGGAAACCATTTTCCCGTTGCAGGTCGAACTCGGTATGGTTCGTACCGCTCAGGTCAATGACCGTAAGCGTGGGAATCGTATAACGCTGTATAAGGAATCTGCGTTGGGTTCTCAGGGTGTTTCTGATATGAAGGACGGGAAGGACAATGCGTTCATCCCGGTTTTGAACAATACGCCTTTCGGTGAGGCGTTTCAGCAGATTCAGCCGTTGGGGTTGCCGCCGGAATGGTACCGTAGCGATCAGCAGTCTTTGTCTGACATTGACCTTGTTTCTGGTGTGTCGGAGTATCAGCGTGGCGGTCAGGCGAACATTCGCCGTACCGCTACCGAGGTCGGTTTGATGCAGGATGCTTCTAATGCCCGGTCGGCAGATAAGCTCGCTAAGGTTGAGCGTGCAATGTCTGAAATTGCGGAACAAATGATTAAACTCAGCCAACAGTTTTTGGAAAAAGCTGATGTTGCTCGGGTTGTGTCGGCTTCCGCAGCCGAATCTTGGGTGCCTTACTCTGGTGAGGCTATCCAGGGCGAGTTTTTGTTTAAAGTTGAGGCTGGTTCTACCCAGCCGATGAACGAGTCGTATCGTCGTCAACAGGCAATGCAAATGATGGACGCTTTTGGTGGTCTTATTGGTTCTGGTTTGTTGAACGATCAAGAGTTTGTTGCTGAGATTATGCGTTTGAACGGGATGACTGATGTTGACCGTTTCATGGGGGCCGGGTTGCCTGATCCGGTGCCTGAGGAGATGCCGCAGGAGCAGATTCCGCCGGGGACCGAGAACGGTCCACCGGCACAGATGCCACCGGGCATGGGAATGCCGCCAGGCATGTAATTCGAAGCGCTGTAGTGAAATGGTAATCATACCTGCTTCATAAGCAGGGGTTGTGGGTTCGATTCCCGCCAGCGCCACCATTTTAAAAGGGGAAACATGGAACCAGAAGAAGAAGTTGATCCTTTTGAAGACGACACGCCGTTAGAAGCGGCGTGCGATCTCTCAGAGCCGGAAGTCTGCGAAAGTTGTCAATGAAGACTTGTAGTAAATGCAAAACTGAAAAACCTTTTCAGGGTTTTTCAAAAAGTAAAAACGAAGCGTGCGGATACCACTCACATTGCAAGATGTGCAACAAGGAGTACCGAGACGCCAACAAGGAACTTTTTCGCAACTCGCATTTAAAAAGCAAGTACGGGATTGATCTTGTTGAGTACAACCAGATGTTTGCCAAGCAAGATGGCCGTTGTGCCATCTGCGGGCGGCATCAATCAGAGTTTAAACATTCTTTGGCAGTAGATCATTGCCATGAGACCGGAGAAGTACGAGGCCTGCTTTGCAGCACTTGCAACAGAGGAATCGGATACCTCCAAGACGACGCTAGCGTCGTCTTAAGAGCGGCCAGCTACTTGGCTGGAACGTAAAACTTTAATATATAGGCGGATAAACCTTTGGTCCCGCAGGAAGCAGTACAATGACTACTTTAGATGATGTTTTCGAAGAAGTCACCTCGGAAGAGGTGGCTCCGGAGATGGAAGTCGATAACTCCCAGGAGACCGACGTTGAATCAGAACAAGTAGCGGAGTCATTCATAGGGGACGACGCTATTGACGAAGTAGATACTCTGGAAACGGAACCTACAGAAGCAGTAGAGCCAGATACAGACGGATGGCAAACTATTTTAGAGGAACATGGAGATCTCCAAGTCCCTCTTCAAGTTGACGGGCAGACGATTTATCGTTCACTCAAAGACTTACCAGCCAACGCAATGATGCGTGAGGATTACAGTCGGAAAACAGCCGAATTGTCACAGGCAAAATCGGCTGCCGAATGGGCATACGACGTACAGGCCGCTTTTCAGCGTGACCCACAAGCAACAATTGCAGCTTTTCAAAAAGCTTACCGATTGGATGCCGGGCAACAGCAGCAGCAGGTCGAAGTAGACCCTTATGAAGACTATGATCCGGATGTCCAAGCAGTGATGCGTAAGATGGACGAACAAAACTTGGCCTTGCGGTCGGAGCTGGAAGCTGTCAAACAGTTTCAAAGCACCACGCAGGAACGTGAGTTTCGTTCGGGTGTCGAAGCTGAACTAGCTGAAACTCTCAAAACTTTTGAGGGCGTAGACGAAATGGACGTTTTATCATTTGCTACCGAGAACCGTATGAGGCTGCCGATGGCTGCCGAAATACTTTGGAACCGGCAGCAAAATGCGAGCAAAGCAACTTCCGCTGCGGCTTCCGCCAAAGCGAAAGAGCTTTCTAACGAACGTTCAAGGGCGAAACGTCAGGCAGGTAAGGATGCGGTTGCAGCGACCCCTAAGGGTGGCTACGATGTCGAATCGGATGCAGGCAACTTTTCAACAATCGGAGAACTATTTGAGCTTGAAATGCTCAAAAGTTCCAACTAAAACCTAGGAGGCCAAAATGGCTTTTGATAACATTGTTTCAACTACACTTGAACGGTACTTTACTTCCGGTAAAGCTACCGACAACATTTTTGCTCGCACAGCGGTCCTTGACTTTCTGAAGCGCCGGGCGAAGATCAACGCACAGGGTGGCCGCAACGCTGTCATTCCGGTGATGGGTGCCAAAAACACTACGTTCCAAAACTACAGTGGCTACGACCAACTGACCCCTGCGGTCGATGAAGTCATGGACACTGCTGTTTATGACTGGAAGCAGTCCGCTATTTACATCCCAATGTCGGGTATTGAAGAGGCTAAGAACTCTGGCGACAAGGCTGTCATTAAGCTCATTACCGCTAAGACGGAAAATGCTGAGATGACTGCTGCCGAGACGTTCGAGGATCAGCTTTTCAACGCTACGACTGCCGGTACGGCCGATGCTTGGTCGTCTGCCGGTAAGGACTGGGTTGGTCTGGCAGAAATCGTTGGTGGTGGCGCACATGCTGGCATTACGGGCGACTGGTGGGAGTCATATGTGGAAGATACGGCTGGCGCATTGACGTTGACCGACCTTTCGCACGCTTTCAACAGCGTCAGTTACGGTTCAGACAAGTGTGACTTTGAGGTAACGACTCAGCTTCTTTACGAGAAGTACGAGTCGCTGCTTCAGGCGAATCAGCGTCTCACTGATGCTAACACTGGTAAGGCTGGCTTCGATAACCTGATGCACAAGTCGGGTGTTGTTGTTTGGTCGGATTACACGCCTGCTGGCGAGTGGTACTTCCTGAACAGCAAGCACATCAACTTGACCGTCCTTGACGGCAAGTGGATGGACTTCCGTGGCTTCGTGGAGCCGTACAACGTCGATGCCAAGTATGGCCTCGTTCTGTCGTATGGTGCGTTCACGACCGATGGTCGTCGTTACCTTGGTAAGCTTGCAGCCCGTACGGCTTGAGCTGACTAGCCGGGTCCGTCCCCTGTAGTGGGGGACGGACTTTGGTGTGTTTTTGAAAAACTTTTGGGGGGTGCGATTGTGATTTCAGTCAACGACAATGTTTGCAACTATGGGTTGCTGAGTGGCGTGAGAGATTACGACCCTGCAAAAAAGCTTTTTATGGATGGTGAAACGCAGGACGAATTTATGGCCCGACAGGAGCCTGGCGTCAGTTTCAACGAAGCTTTGCTTAACCTTGACCCAAACTTCGTAGAACCAGAACCCGAGCCAGAGCCAGAACCAGAGCCGGAACCAGAGCCAGAGCCGGAACCTGAGCCGGAGCCTGGTCGGCGTCGAACAATATCTAACGGATTCGGATTTTTGCCGAACGCAAATCGTAAGCCCACGGAGGAACGCTGATGGCAACAACCAACAACAACAACGTCGCAGAAAGCGGCGTTGTAGCGGTCCCTAAAGACTCCGGCAGCCTGCCGGAAGGCATCGTACCATACGGCACCGTGTTTGCCGATGGCGAAATGGTAGACGCATTCACCGACAAAGAAATTGTTGGCTCGCTCGGTGAACTTTTAGAAGGCGTCGTTCCGGCCACGTCCTGGCGGGGTGTGTAATGAACTTTGACGTAATGATGCAAGTTGTTCGGGCACAGGCACAAACCGACGAGGTGGATGCCCCCGACGGCCTTTTGGGATTTTATGCACAGTCAGCATGTCAGGATATTGAATCCCGTGTTGGACAATGGCCGCACCGTCGGGAAACCTTTACTCACATAACGGTCCCCGGGATTCCAAACTATGCGTTCGAAACGTTCTCCCCGAACACAATGGAATACATTGTGTCGGCAACAATCCCCGACAGTGTGCTGTGGCCCATGTCCCGGGACGAGTACCGGCAGATGACCCGCAAAACCACCACTACCGGTTCCCCAACCCATTACATGGTTGACGGTCCTGTCGTGTGGCTGTGGCCGACCCCGGCCGCCGCCACGCAACTATCCTTTTCGGGGTACTCTTCTTTCCCCCTATGGCCCGTCATGGAAAGCGTGACGACGGAACCCCCGCTGCCCAGAGGGTTTGATGCGGCCATCGTTTTCTTTATGATGGCCCGATACTATCAGGGTCAGGAAGATTTGGAACTGTACCAACAGTATATGCGTGATTATGAAGTCACGGTACAGAATCAGATTGACAGGGCTTTGAGAGGCTCAGACATTTTCGCTGGACCGTCGGTAAAGTCGTCTGGTCTTTTCCCTGGCATGTCAGAGTCCAAGTGGATGCGCAGAAACGTGGAGAAGTAACATGCCTGTGCCGAGCCGGGAAGTTTCCTACCTGAACAGTTTTGATGGCGGTCTAAACCTGACTGACCAGACGCAATCTTTGTTGCCAAACCAGTCGCCTGACTGCTTGAACGTCGATTTTGGTATCAGGAAAGGTTTCATGTTGCGTGGCGGTTTCCGTCATCAGGAAACCGATGAACGGTTTAGTGGTGCACATTTTCTTGGTTTTGCAGAGGACAACGATTATGTTTTGTTGTGTTCCGCTGACGGCGATCTGCTCCGTTGGGACGGAGCGGATCTTGTCGATACTGGTGCTGTTATAACCGAGTCCGTTTCACGAACCCGTATGGCGGACCATAACGGGTCCGCCTATATAGCTAACGGGCGTTTCGGGGGAATCAATCCTTCGGACATTGTGATGAATCGGTGGGATGGTCAAAATCTTGTTGCGTTGGGTGACGAATGGGACGAGAACCATGTGGTTCCGTCTGGTAGCAACATGCCGAAAGCCATGTTTGTTAATCAGTGGCGTGGCTATATGTGGGCTGCAAACACGTTTGAGGATGGCGTGCATCACACTAATCGTTTAAGGTTCTCTCATCTTCAGTTCCCTGAGTCTTGGTCGAAGGACGACTATTTTGATATTGGTGATTCGCTGGGGGCCATTGACCCTATTATGGGGGTTCACCCGTTTAGGGATCAGTTGTTTATTTTCAAAAAGGGCGAGGTGTGGGTTTTGTCTGGTGACGAGCCAGATAACTTTGCGCTCAATCCGTTAACTATTTCTTCTGGTACTTGTTCTTGTGGTGCTTCTGATTCTAGTTCCGGTATTTTGTACTGGTTTTCGACTGATGGACGGTTGATGGCGTACAACGGTACGGGCATTACTGTTTTGTCGCAGCCTATACAGTACTGGTCTGATGTTGGTCGAATTCAGCAAGGGGGCGCTCATCGGCTCATGTGGGCCGATGGACGTTTGTGGCTTTCCTTGGAGGCTGGTCCTGCCGCACAACAAGAACGTTTTTTGTTTATTTGGTCTCCGGTAGCTAAGGCTTTCACTTTGTATGACCGGCAAGTGAGAGACATGATTTTTTGGAAAAAAATTGGCTCTGATGCCGACCCGTTGTTTCTTGATTTAGGCAGTGACGACATTTTCAGGTACGATCAGTCTTACGAAACTGATTCTTCTGGCGACAATCCCTCTATCCGTATTGACGGTCATTATCGTACGGCGTGGATTGCTGAGGGCGAAACTGCAACCAAGAAACGGTGGAAGCGGCCCCGTGTGACGGCTGCCGCTACTCATTCAGCTACAATTCAGCTTGAAGTTTTTCACGACATGCAGGACTTAGATCCGAAACGTCAAGTGACTTTCCCCATTTCATCTGAGACTGCTAGTTCCCGTTGGGATACTATGATTTGGGATCAAGATTTGTGGTCTGGTTTAAAAGAGGAAACGTACGCTTTTCAGCGTACGCCTTCCGCAGGTTCGGCTCATGCCGTTTCGTTCAAATTTTCATCGACTGACAATGTTGGTCGCTGGTGGGTTGATAGTATTGCTGTGCCGTTCCGCCGGAAACAGGTGCGTTAAAGTTATGATTTTGAGAAAGAGGAATTTTCGATGGCTGTAGTATCGGTTACTAATACGTTTACGTCGCTTACCCCTGCGGTGGCTTCTGAAGTCAACCGCAACTTTACAGATGTTGTTGATTTTGTTAATGGCGACACTGTTCACCGTGACGGCTCCCGGCCGTTTACCGGTGAGGTATCTATGGGGTCGCATAAGATCACAAATGTTTTGGGCGGTGTTTCGGCCAACGATGCTGTGAACGTTGCCCAGTTGGGTGGCGCTTTGCCTGCCGGGTTTATTGGAATGTATGGTTCTGATGTTGCCCCGTCTGCTGCCTGGCTGCTTTGTGACGGTGCAGCATATTCCCGTACAGCGTACCCAAATTTGTTTGCTGCTATCGGTACTTCTTACGGTGCTGGTGATGGGGCCACTACGTTTAATGTTCCTGATTTGAATAGCCGGTTCCCGTTTGGTGCGTCAGCGGGCACTACGGGCGGCTCTAATGATGCGGTGGTTGTCAGTCATGAACATGAGATGGGTTCCCACACTCACACGTCTGCCGCTCACACTCACACGACAGGTACACACAAGCACGATGTTAACGATCATGCGCACACGATGGGCAAGCACACGCATACGTTGAGTAAACACAAGCACTCCATCGACCACAACCATGGCAAAGCGGACACGGAGGACAGTACCCATAACCATACGGTTGCCGAAACCGCTATCAACAGTGGCCTAGCTGTCGTGTATCAAGGCGGTGGTGGCAGTCTCGGTATTGCTGACGGCAATGTTTGGGGCGGCGTGTGGGGTAATCCGTTGAATGTTGGAAAACTTAACGGATCGTCGTCCGGCGGTAAGCATCATCACGAATTCGATATGCCGAGTTTTTCAGGCACTTCTGGTGAACCCAACACCGCCAACACAAGCGAAGTGGACCCCGGTGACACAAACAGCAAAACGGGACTTGAGACCAAAAGCGTTAGTGCCGGTACTACAGATTCGACAACGCCGGGCGCTACCGGACCTGCTAATCCTAGTGACACAAACTCTACTGGTGTCGCCGGTACGGGCCTGAATCGTCCAGCTTTTGTTGGCGTCAACTTCATCATAAAGTCAGGACTTTAATTATGGCGTACGGAACTCCAACTTACAATTATGAGCAGGCTCGTGGCGGTTTGGCTAGGCAGAAGGCTTTAACTGACCAGGCGAACGAGTTTGGCCGTTTTCTTGGTCAGGAACGTTTTCGCCGGTCGAAAGAGGACTTGGGGGAGTCTTTTGAGCGCCGTTTCCCGAAGGTTGGTAATTCGTTTAGTCGGCGTGGTATCTGGAATTCGGGGTTGCGTAAGAAGGGTCAGCGTACTGCTGTTAATGCTGCTAATAAAGATTTTCGTCGGCTGGCCGAAAGCCAGGCGACGGAGAATGCCCAGTGGGACATGAGGCAGACTAATGATGATGTGAGGTATGAGAACGAGCTGTTGGCTTTGTATGATCGTATGCAGGCCAGTAGGGCTACCAGTGAGCAGGACTTTGCTGGCCCGTCGGCCCCCGCTAGTGCTGCGCCGTCGGCCGCTAGTGCTGCGCCGTCGGCCCCCGCTAGGGGCGGCGGTTTTGCGTCTGGCGGGTCGCTGGGGTCTTTTGATCCAAGCAATATTGATCCAAGTACAATCCAGGTAGACCCCAGGTTTGATTCTTCAAAGTGGAATGCGAGATAAGTTATGGCTGAAACATATTTGGAAAGAAAAGCCAGGTTGGCTCGTGAGGGCCGTCGTGAAAATGACGGTTATGAGGTGGGGTCCGACCCTTGGCAGGGTATTACGAACCCTGACGCATTTAGTGCCGGGGTTTCCAACAACTGGGAAGACCAGCAGGCATACCGGACGTTTGCCGCTGACCACAATTACGGGCTTGATGGGCCGATGCCCAGCATGACTCCGGGGCCGTACGATCTTCCGATGCCCACCACCAACAACAACCGCAGCGGCGGCGGCGGCGGCGGCGGCGGTTATCCTGCTGCCTGGCGGGAAGAGGACCGGGCGTGGGAGATTGCAACCCGTGAGTGGGAAAGAGACCAATGGGAACGGGAAGCCGATTGGCGAGCGCAAGATTGGGAACGAGACGCTCTCTGGCGGGACCAAGATTTTGATTGGCGAGAAAAAGAATTTGATTGGAGGGAACAAGATTGGGAGCGAGACGCTCTCTGGCGTGACGAAGACCGTGCCGAAGCGGCACGCAAAAGGGCGGAAAGGCTTGCTTCCTTAGACGCCTACGACGAGGCGATGCGTGGTATTTACACGCCGGAAAAAGTTGACGCCATCTACGACCCGCTTGTCCAAAACATAAACGCTAACACGGAAAGCGGTTTGTCTCGCCTTGGCGGCATCACGGATGCGATGGCGCAGCGAGGGGTGCAGTCCCGAAACGCTGTCGGGAATGCGTTTGATGCCGGGGACCAACGTTTGCAGGCGATGCGTGGAGAGTTCGGCCAGCAACGCCGAAACACTGACGCCAGTTTCGGTGGCGTGCTTTCCAACATGGGGGTCCAGGGTGGCGTAAAACCGGCCGGTGGCTACATGGACCGGCTGTTTGCTAATTCTCGTGTGGGGAACGCCCGGGCAGCGACGATCTTTGATGCGTCGGCTGCTGATCGTGGTGCGCTTGTCGGCGGTTTACAGGGCGATGTGTCGTCCGGCATTACTGCCCGCAGAGACAAGCTGCTTGGTGAAATCGCTACTGATCGTGCGAAAGCGCATCAGCAGTCTGAAACTGCTTTGGCCGGTTCGCTGGCTCAGTCGGGTCTTGCCCGTGGTCAAGTTTAGGGAGTTTTTGAAAAATGTCTGACGAATGGGTAGATCCACTAATAGGTAATCCTTGGTTGCAGGGGCTTCCGACTCAAAACGATTTGAGAGCCAACGAGTTTGGGATGGGCAATTTCACGTTTGATCCTGATGCTTTAGAGCAGCGGGAGGACATGGACGACCAGCTTCGGGATTACCTTAAGATGAGGGGCATTTATCTGGAGGATTATATTCCTAATTTGCCGCAGGAAATTGAACGTCCTGATGCTGACTGGGTGCCTTATACGTCTGACGTTTTGGACGCTCATCGTAATAGTGAGGCGTACAATTTGCTGGCGGAACTTGTCGATTCGGGTATGGGTTTCGACGAGGCTAAAATGGCGGTTGAGCAGGAGGCTGTGGAGCGGGGCTGGGATATGCCTATGCTGAATCCTGGTGGCAGGTTGCAGCAGTTCAACAACCAAAATGAACCGATACCATCTGTGACTGTGGCGCAGTACCAGGCACAGGAAGCCGCCAAGATGGCTAATGAGGCTGACGGGAAACTGACTGATAACCCGGAAGATAATCAGTGGAAATCTTTTGTGGACTCGGGTGCCATCGTGCAGGAAGCAGATGGCACTTTTGTTGCTGTACCGCCGTCAAACTTTGATATGACTGAGTTTGGTGATACCGGTGAAAAGCTGTTGATGGAAAGGGCAAAGGAGCGGCGTTCGATAGAAGAGCGGGAAGCTGCTTTAGCCGAGTACGCCGATTACATTAACCCCCGTTACGCTATTGACGTTGCAAGCATGGAACGGAACGGACTTAAGGGAGCTAAAACCGATTACGCTCTTGATTGGCCTGAGAAGCCGAAGGAGCAAAGTTTGGAAGGCCCGGGGCGACAGCCCGCCAGGCCTTCGCCTGTTTCTCCCGCTTCCGGTGCCGTCGGTTTCGATATCGGGCATATGCAGGAGCTTGCGGCCAGCAACCGTGCCCCCACCGTCAAGAACCGGGGGCCGAATGTTGATTTGCCGGATTCTGGGCAGCGGACTTATGCCGAGGACCGGCGTGCCAGGCAGGCCGACCGGCAACGCCAAAACAACCGTAGGGTGAATGAAACAAACAAGGCCAGCCAGGAATACATGAATACTGTATATCAAGAATTGTTGAGAGACTACAAGGCTAATAACCAGTTGCCGTCTAAGCAGCAGCAAAGGTATGCGATGATGGACGAGTTTATGGGCACCTATTATCGTGGAGGGGCTTAGTAGATGGCTTTGTTTGACGATCTGAGAGCTATTGCCCAGGAGCGGGATAACTACAACCCGCAAATGACGGGACAGAAGTGGGCTGCCGTAGGCGACCCCACATTAGGTATGCGTCGGGGACCGGCCGTCAGGCGGTCCTCTAACGCCCCTGGAGGGCCGTCTAAGAGGCTGAATGCTTCCGACATGGCTTACTACCGGGGTCTTGCTGAGAAGCGCAGGGCGGCCATACAGCAGGCGCCTATTTCGAAATCGCAAGAGCCTGCTGGTGAGGGATCTTCAACTCTCGGGTCGATTGGCAATTTTGTTCTTGGCGCATCTATGGCGCCTCTTAAAGCCATAGATCAGGGCAGACAGCTATATCAGGGTATTTCTGGTGAAGTTGGCGACTTTGTGGCTGGCAAGGTTGACGACTGGGGGTTGGACGATAAATGGTACGGTGACCTTGCTGAAACCGGCATGAACTTTGCTGGCGCCAACTATTTTCAGATGCGTGGCTTGCGGGACGTGGACCCTAAAACGGGGAAACGGACTGGCGAGCGGGACACGTCGTTTGACTGGGGTGGGATCACTGAAGGTGGCATGACGGACGGTTTTCTTGGTCGGCTTGACTGGGATGACAGTTTGCCGGGTGTGGTGCGTGCGCCGCTAGGTATTGCCGGTGACATTTTTACTGACCCTCTCACTTACGCAACTTTTGGCACCGCCGGAGTTATAAGCGCCGCCGCCAGGGGCGGGGCGAAGGCAGGGGCGAGGGCAGTGGCAATGCCTGCTGCCCGCAAGGTGCTGGCGCAGCGGGCCGCTTTAAAACTTGGTGACGATGCTGTTGTTAAGGCCGTCGGTAAGGAAACGATTGATAACGTTGCCACTAACGTCGGGAAGTATGGTCGTGGCGCTTTAACCAGAAAAGGCATGAAGCGTGGCGGTTACACTGCCGACGATCTTGCCAAGATGGGAATGCAGGACAACTTCCAGTACACTGTCGGTGTTGGTGCTAATGCGAGAACCAACATCAAGTTTACGGGTCGTGCTGCGGAACTGTCGGAAAACATGAAGGGTGCCGTTAAGGCATGGCACGCTAAGACGGGGCTGGCTACGAAGTCCCGTAAGCTTTTCAATACAGAGTTTGAGAGCCGGATGCGTACCGCCATTCTAAAGGGGTCGCCTGATGCCCCCACTGCCGCCCGTGGGCTGGCAGTTTTGGGGCGTGCTACGGGTGACGCAAACGTTTGGTCAACGAAAGCTATGCACGACGGGGCCGAACTTTTGAAAAAGTTGGACCCCGATGACGCTAAGATCATCACTCAAATGATTGAGTCGGGACAGTTTGTTGGCGATCTTGGTGCGAGAGCGAAATCCATTGCAGAGTTTTTGAAAAAATCTGGTGACGAGTTGCAGGCTGCCGGGGTTCGTTTCGGTATGCGTCAAGGGTATGTCCCTCACCGGGCCACGAAAGAGGCTCGTTACGCCGCCAGGGGTGGCGACGAGGCTGTGTCGAAAGCGTTGGGTTTTGACCCGTCGAAACGGGAAGCGTTCCAGAATGCTCGTACCAGCAACCTTTCGATTGATGAGATCAACGCTAATTGGCGAAAGAACACCGACTACGACTATGACTTGTTGGAAACCGATGTTCGGGTTCTGACGGAGGAATACATCAGGGAGGGCCAGGAGGCTCTTTTGCGTGAGGGTATGACGGGCGACCGGGCCTACAGTCTTGGCCTGGTTGACGACATGGGTTTGGCGTTGAAGAACGGTCAAGTGGAGAAAGCTGTTGCTGAGCAGGCCGATGAGGCTATGAAGGGTATCGCTGAGGGTGCCCGGCAGCGTGCTGCTGCTTTGAAGGTTGGCCGTAAAAGTTTGCAGGCTTCCCGTAAGGATCTGTCGGCTCAGGTGAAAGCAAGCTCCGATAAGCTTGCTAAGGCGAGCAAGGCGGTTGCGTCTTTAACTAAACGTCATGCTACTGCACAGCAAAAGTTGGAGGCTTTGGAAGCTACTGCTGACGGTTTGCGTGTCCAGTTGAAGACGGCTTCTGCGAGCGAGAAACGGAAGCTCACGAAACGGTTGAACGAGTTGGATGGTCGCCGCCCGGAGTATAAACGGAATTTGCAGAATGCCCGTACCCGTTTAACTAAACGGCAGGGCGATTACAATGAGCTGCGACGAGAACGGTCGGGGGCTAAAGCTGAGCTGGAACAGCATGATTCGATTATCCGTCACCTGTCGGAAGATCGTGCGTTGATGAACAAGCAGGCCGTCACTACTGACGCAGTGAAGGCCGAGGCCGCTGTCGCTAAGGCTGAGGCTGCTGTTAAGAAGCAGCAGGAAGATTTTGTTAACCCCCGGTGGGATGAGGTGGAGGCTGCAAGCCAAACTAAGGCGTGGGCTACTGCCGACGCCAACCAGTTGAACACCCGCATTTCGATGGCTATTGGTCGTATTGACGAATGGTTGGATGAGGTGAGCGCCCTGCCTCTTCGTGGCACTAACGATGGTGTGCGGGAGTACGCTAAGCAGGTCACGGACCAGATGCGTGTTTTGAAAAAGTTGTTGAAAGAAAATCCTGACAGGTCTACTTTGAATGACGTGCTGCGTTTGGAAGCCCAGGCTGTTGAGGCCGACATGACTGCGATTCTTGCTGCCCGCACCCAGCGGGCCATTGAGAAAGCTGTTGCTAATCCCACTGACGAGTCTTTGAAAGCTTTGCTTGAAGAGCAGGTTGGTGTTTTAGGAAACGTTAATTTTCAAAAAATGATTATGGAGCAAACGAAAGACGGTTTCGAACGTCTCGCCCGTGAGGGGGCGGACGACGTTCAGATCAACAAGTTTTACAGTGAAGCAATTTCCACGCTAGATCAAAAGTTGGATTTTGGTGACTTGAACAAGTGGGTGGACAAATATTTGGGTGCCCAGAACTGGTGGAAGGGTCAGGCGTTGGCTTCCCCGGGCTTCTTGGTCCGTAACGGTATGGGCGGCATGTTCAATATGTATTTGGACGATATCCCTGTCCAGTATGCAATCCAGTTTCGTAGATACGAAAAAAGGTTGTTGGATGACGGGTACGATGCTGCCCAGGCTTGGGCTAAGAAAAAATATAATCCTACGGTAGCTGCACAGTTGGATGAGGCCGCTACTGTCGCTGCGGCCACGGGTGATGGTCAGGCGGCTTCGGAGGCTGCCGGAAAAATTCTTGGTGCGCCCAACAAAAAGTTGAACATTCTTTCGTCGCAGCACGTTGCTCCTGCCTGGTCACGCAAAAAGTCTTCTCATATTGAGAGTGGGCTGCGTGGCGGGCACGCTTTCGGCGTGCTCGCACAGGGCGGGGATTATGCTGAGGCTTTGTCTCGTGTTGAAAAGTTCCACTTCAATTACCAAAATTTGGGTAGGGGTGACGAGGCAGCTAAATTGGTGAGTCCGTTCTGGACGTTTTTCTCACGCAACTTGGCGCTTCAAATGCAGGTGTATGCAAAAAGGCCCGGTAAGCTCACTAGGTCTTATTACAACACGAAACGCAACATTGAGGAAGGTTTCGGTTTCGATGAGGACACGGAGTTCACGCCGTGGTATATGGGTAATGGTTTGATGCGGGGTATCCGCACTGGCATGAGTCCGCTTGGCGAGAACATGGGTCCGATGTCGCTTACACCAGATATTCCTTCTGTCCGGTTCCCGGGCCAGATATCTGAGATAGCTGATGGTTTGTCGAAGGACCCGTTCGGTACGATTGCAGGGCAGCTTGGCCCTCAGGTCAAGGTGCCTTACGAGATGCTTGCGAACAAAAGCACGTTCACGGGGAACGATTACAGAAACTCGTTGACGGAGTGGGGTCCTGATGGTGTGAAGGGACGTTCGGCACCCGGCTGGATTGACCAGCCAGGGTTGCGGAACGTTTTGAATCTGTTGCCTGGTACGGAAATTGTTGACGACACTTTGTTGATGCAGGACAACACTGAGGCTGCTCTTGTCGGAATGCACCCTTACATTGCCCGGCTGCTCGGCATGTCGGGTGGCACGTCTGCTAATCCTGCTTCTGGTTTGAACGCTGGGGTGGGTTTCCTTGGGGGTCTGGCTCGTTTCAACTCGCCGTCGGCGCAGCAGTCTTCCCAGTATTTTGAGGATAAAAAAGCTCGTGACGAGTATGAGGAAGCTTTGGAGGCTATGGCTTTGGAAAGGATGGTGAGGAACGGTGGCTAATTTTGAGGGAGAAATTTTGGCTGGGGCTGCGGCGTTACTTGCTGTTCTTTTGTCGGTTCGTGGTGTAAAAATTCGTATCGAACACGCTTTTAAGCGTGATCGTAGCGAAAGCGAGGATAGTTAAATGAAAGCAAGGTTGGAAGGAAATATGGGAAAAAATGACGAGATGGCAGGGTTCGCTGATGCCGATGAAGAGTTTGGTGCTGGCGACCCGCCAATTAACTGGGCACGGCTTGAAGAGGTTGCTGCCGTTTTTGCTGAGATGGAGCCGCTTGATGCGCTCCGTGCAATTTATGGAGAGAAACTGGATGTGCCGTCATGAGTACCTGGCTACTGAATTTACCGACCTGGCTGCGTGAAGGCGGTCTTAAAGTTGAGGAATACCCGGGGTGGGAGACACGTTCCCGTTCCAGCGGTGGCTATGACGCCGTGTGGGGCATTGGTGTCCATCATACTGCTTCCAACACGTCGCCTGCTAACGATTTGGCGTATATGCTTAAGAACGCTGACGCCAAGCCAATCGGCGCTTTGTATCTGGACAGAACGGGAACCGTGACCGTCTGCGCCGCTGGGGCCACGAATACTCAGGGCAAGGGTGGGCCTTACAAGACTTCTAAGGGCACGATCCCGAAGGATGCAGGCAACCGTTACATGCTGTCTATTGAGGCGGCCAACTCCGGTACAGGTGAGCAGTGGCCGGACGTACAGCAGGATGCTTACGTCCGTCTGTGCCACATTCTTGTCACGAAGCTCGGACTCAACTGGGGTGATATCGTTGCCCACTTTGAATGGACGAGTCGCAAATATGATCCGGCAGGCAACAGCCGTTACGCTAACGGTGGTGCGTTGTGGGACATGGACAAATTCCGTGGCGACTGTTGGCTGGCTTCTGGTGGTGCCGCCCCTCCCCCTGCGCCTGAACCGGCACCGGAACCCGAACCAGACTTGCCTACTCCTCCCCCTGCGGAGGGTGTGGAGAGCGTGAGTCCTGCCGCCTGGTATGTGAAGAAGGGCGACAGTCCTTGGAGTGTTGCGACCGTTGTGTACGGTAGCGGCACGGAAAACGGCAAGCTGGACCCGTCCAAGTTCAACAGTTACAGCACGGCAAGTAAGCCGGTGTTTGTTGAGACCCCTGGGGTGAAAGGGACTCGCACCACTGTCCAGTCGGGCGAGGGCGTGGCGTCGATTATTCGTCGCCTCGCCGGTCAAACCGCTTGGCCTTCCCAAGCCCAGTTTGACACGTTTGCTGATTGGAATGGTGGCAGTGGACGCAGTTTTTATCCTGGCGATGTCGTTAACTTGCCGGGGTGACCGTCGTGAGGACATTGGTTGCCACCTTGATGGCCGTGGCCGTTTTGCTCGGTGGGTCTTCGGTGGCCGCTGAACCACGGCCTATCCATGAGGGGATCAACGGTCCTGCTGGTGGCGATTTTGTGCCTGCGGAACGGGGACGGCAGGTGGAGGTAAACCCTCCGCCCGCCGAACCTTTTGGCCGTAGCTGGGCTGGCGACATACCGGCCTACTATGGGGGCGGTAGCGGATGCAGTCGGGCTCTTGCAACTTTGATTGCACGGGCAATGTGGGATGTTTCTGCAAACGACGCTCAGGTCTATCGAATGCTGAATATCGTGAGTAGAGAAAGTGGCTGCGACTCGTCGGCGTACAATGGTAACGCTGCTACGGGGGATGACAGTTTCGGTCTGTGTCAGTTGAACGCCCGGGCCGGATTTTTCCGGTCGGGCGGGATACTTTCCGGTTTCGACCGTTGGGCTTTTGCTTCCGATCCGGCGTTGAACGCTCGGGCATGTGCCGCCCTTTATGCACGCTGCGGTTTTGGGCCGTGGGTTAAAGGAGATTACGGCTGCCGTCGCCCCTGAACAGAAAAAGCCCCAACAGTTTTTCAAAAACTGTTGAGGCCAGAAAGTAAAGAAGCCCACCCTTTCGGGTGGGCTTCTTGCGTTATTGGTTGACTCGGGTGAAAGCGTGGACGTTGCCTACTTGCTGATATTCGTACAAGTCGCCACCTAACTCCAGGTCGGTTTCATCAAACGGTGCGTACATTCTGACAGTGAGGTCATGGTATTTACCTCCAATGAGTTTGAAGTGTGCCGATCCGTCTGGTTTCGCTTTATTTGCGGCCGGTAGGTTTTCTAACTGTTGGGCCGCTTTGTGTTTACTTGCCTGCTTTTCGTCCCACGGTGTCATTTTTTGAAAGCCCCGTTCTTGTGCTGCTGTTTTGTTACTTGCTTATGGCAGGGTTTGCATAGGATTCTCAGGTTGTCTTGATGATGATGGCATCCCCATTGGCTGTGACGGTTTATGCAAGGTTCTATGTGGTCTACGTCTATGTCAGAGTTTTTGAAAAACTCTTGACATATCTCGCATCGGTAGAAAGCGTTTAGGCTTTTGATTTTCCGTTTTGCGTTTGTGTATCTATGGTTGTCGGTTACTTCCCGGGAGTGTGCCCGGCTACAGTATTTGCGTTGCCTCCCTGTCAGTTTTTTGCCACACCAGCATTTATCTTTTTTGGGTTGGAATTGGCATGACATTAGCTTTCAAGCGCAGCGATGCGCTCCGATAGACCGGCAAGCTGACCCTCAAGCTCGGCAACCCGACCACGCAACTGTTTCGCCTCAGCCACAATCAAGGCGACCATCGGTTGCACTGACCAGCCAGCAGGTTGAAAGTCGGTCTTGTCCTCATTCAACTCATACGACCCAAGACGGGCACCCGTAGCGGCATCAACGTCGCAAACATCCTCAGCGACGAACCCCCATATCGTAGCGTTCTCCCGATACTGCTTGACTGCCCTTGCCTCTGGACCGTCACCACGTTTGCGTTCAATGAACGTGACCGGGTTCAGCATGTCGATGACCTCGCCAGGAGCAACGCTGTCAGACATTGGTGCGATGCGGTCCTTGATTCTCCGCACGCTCATGTACTTAGCGAAGAAGGTCCAATCGTGACTCACCATCAGCGTTCCGTAGCCGTTAGTGCCTGACGATTCAATGAGGCCGCTCGCAGCCATACCGCCACCGATGGATTGAACACCTTTGCCGCCGTAAGACGAAACCCACGACGTATCGACCATACGCCAGCCGCCGCCGTAGTCCGTGAAGTAGACGCCTTGCTGACCTGAGCAGCGCAGCCATTTCTTCGTGTACACCTCGCCGTTGAACGTCGTGTTGTTTGAGACTGTCCCGCCCGTAAACGTTGACGATGGACCCGCTGGTCCAGTCGCACCTTTGGCACCAGTCGAACCTTTGGGACCAGCCGGGCCTGTAGCACCTGTAGCACCTTTGGCACCGTTTGTTCCGTTCGTGCCAGGATTGCCCTTGTCGCCCTTTGCTCCGTTCGTGCCGTTCGTGCCGTCTGCACCTGGTTGACCATCAGCCCCGGAAGGGCCGATCAGGTTCGTGTACAAGTTCGTCCACGAACTGTCGTTGCGTTTGACGTACACCCAGCCGTCAGTGCCGTCCAAATAGTAGTCGCCAGGCTCACCGAGCGTCGGGGCAGGTGCGCCTGATCCGACGTGCCACATATTGCCGTCTGCACCATCAGTCCCGTTGGTCCCATCAGCCCCTGGCTGGCCGTCCTCACCATTCACACCGCCACTAACTTCGGCCAGCGTTCCATCGTCTTGTTTCAACCATAAACCCATATCAGGCTCCCTTCAACTCTTCGATCTCAGCAGACAGTTCTTTCACCTTTGCAAGCAACGCAGTGACGACTTCGTTGACCGTGATGCTGTCAACCTCTGCGTCAGTCGTTGCCACACCCTCGTCGTCAATGACTGGCATGGTTGCTGTTTCTGCACGTTCCAACACATCTCGGGTGTCGATGCCAGGGGCTGTACGGAAGTTAATAGAGCCTTCTAGTCGTCCGCTAATGCCGATAGTTCGGGTGGCTGTGCTCTTGAGGTAGAAACCAACGTCGGGAGCATCTTGGAAACTGTAGGTCGGTTCGGCCAATGTGCCGACCTGCGCTCGTTGGGGCTGGTAAAGATAGGTGCCACGTTGAGCGTGAATTGCCGACAACTGACCCCCGAGAGAGAACGCAAGCTCATTCTCGGCCCATAGGAACATGCCTGTGTTGGGTTCATCGCTGAATGAGTAGCAGGGCCACGACGCAGTGCCGTAGACAGATGACCGATGGTATTGACCTACAAGGTAGTCGCCTTGAGCGTAAACGCTGCCGTCAGCCTGTAGGTCGCCCGAGACACCAACAACGCCCGACTGCTTAAGATAAAAGCCTGTTTTCTCGTCCCCGTAGAACCTGTAAGGAGGGTAAGCGTCGTTACCGTCATCGTAGCGCTCACCAATGATGGCCGACCCAGCAGTATGCCCTGGCCCAAAGAAGCGCCCACCAATAGCATTAAAGTCCCAACTGCCCACTTTCTGCCCGTTCGCAGTCATACACAGTGTCCCAGCAGATTGCAGATAGACGCCTGAGCGGGTATCGGACTGGAAAGTAAAAGCGGGCCATGTTTCATTCCCGTCGTAGCCTCGGATAGCAGCGTTTGCTACTTCTAGTCTCCCGCCAACAATCAGCCCGCCTGTCAGCGTGCCACCCTCTAATGGTAGATAGTCGTGGTTGTGTGGGCCACCATCACCACCACCACCGCCAGAACCGCCCTCAACACCGTCCCACATTAACTGACCTACATCTAATTCCTCGGGGGGATTATCGACATCACCAGTGAGAACATGCTCACCATCGAAAGAGCCTCCCCCTCCACCGGAGCCAGCAACCTTCTCAATAGAGCCATCATCGTTTTTAATCCATAAGCCCATATCAGTTACCTTTCAATTCTTGGATATCAGCAGAAAGGATAGCAATCTGCTCTCTTTGTTCTTTCACTTTCAACAACAGCGCTGTGACTACTTCGTTGACCGTCAGGCTCTCAACGTCAGCGTCAGCAGTCGCCACACCCTCAGCGTCGGGTGCTGGCATGGTTGCTGTCTCGGCACGATCCAACACGTCGGCCGTGTCGATGCCCTCGGTGATTCCGAACGCCGTACCGCCCGCTGGGGTAAAGATGCCGTCAACCCGTAGGTCGCCGGGTATCTTCACTCCCGTAGGTTTGACTATCATCGACAATGCCGTATCGCCGCCCCAATACTGATTGTAGAACCGGGTATCCCCTTGAGCGAATAGTTGCAGGCCGGGGTTGAAACTCGCTGCGTAGCCGTACCCGACATACCATGCCCGAATCTCGTTGCCCTGTTCATTTTGCGACCTGCCTTCCAGCAGAGGTCGGGCAGTCGCATCGTCACCAACAATCGAATGAGTTGTGGTCCCGCTCGTCTTGAAGTAACGGTCGCCAACGCCAACACGCAAAACGCCGTCAACCGTCAGATCGGACTGCAACAGACGAACGCCATCGACGCCTTGCAGGATCAGCGCCTTATCGCTTCTTAAGTGCAGTTCGCCGTCGATTCCTGCTTGAGCGCCAGGGACACCGAAATAGCCGACACGGGTTTCGCCGCTGTTGACGAGCATCAACGGATTGCTCTCGGAGGCAAGCGTCAGCCGATCTTTAACCGTTAGCCCGCCTGTCAGCGTGCCGCCAGCCAATGGTAGATAGTCGTGGTCGTGCGTGAACTCGTCGTGGTCGTGCTCAACAGGTGCGAACTCGTCGTGGTCGTGTGGTTCGGACCCGTCGCCAGTGTCCTCCCAACCGTCATACAACAACTGCCCGACAGCCCACTCCTCAGGCGGGTCGCCAGGGTCACCAGTCAAAACATGCTCACCACTAAAGTCGCTGCCATCACCGGGCGGGCCTTGCGGACCTTGCGGTCCCTGTGGCCCCGGGGGGCCGGGAGGGCCGGGTGTGCCGGTGCCTCCGTCACCCCCTCCGTATCCTTCAATCCAAACAATGGCCCCGGCCTCATTCCAAAGAATGGGCCGACGCCACCAAGTTTTGATGGGATGATCGGGGTTGGCTGCCTCCAACTCGTCTTCGGTCATCCCCGCTTCCGTTGCAATGTGTGACAGGTTGTCACCTGTCTGAGTTTCGTATGGCCCGACACTCATGTCAGAACCGTTCGATCTCAATAGCGACTACATCTCCGTGTCCCGGCATGGGGTAAACTGTGGTGCAAAGAATTTCTTCTCCTGCCGATTCGTGAACTATGAAAGCCGTTCCGCTTTCCGTCAACGAGTCCGCAAGTCCATCTACGTCGCCGCCGACTTCATGTACGGCGTCGTCGTCCCGTGAAACAATCGTGATTCTTTTGATGGGGTTCTGTGGTTCTTTCATTGCGGTGCTCCTTGTTCTTCTGGTAGCGGTAGACTCATTGCGCCTGTTTCGACCATCCAGCCGAGGCAGACATATCCGAGCATGTCTAACACTGTGTCGTTTAATGACTCGTATTGGGTTTCTTTGTTGGTTGTTTTTGTCAGGTTTTCGTAGCGGGCCACTTTATCCCAGAGGCGAACCTTGAGTCCCACTTCGGCACCGTAGGGGCTGTCTAGGATGTTGGATGGGCCGTAGTCTTTTTGTTTACCGACCAGCAGTTTAGCTATTGTGTTTCGGTCGATGGTTTGGCTGTCGCCAAACTGTTGTGCTTCTTCGAACGCTTTCAGCCCCATTGATTGGAAGTCTTCTTTTTGAAAAAGTTCCCGGTATGAGTGCCCTGTGTCGGAAAACAGGTTTTGTGTCGTCATTTCTGTAACTGCGTCTAAAACTGCTTCGTCCCAAAATTCGTAGGTGCTCACTTTTTCTTTTTCCCCTTGATTGATTCGATGGTTTGTCGGTGCCTGCTGCACATTGAGCAGTCGCATTTTGGTGTGGATGTTTGCGGTAGGGACGTGTGACCCCAACGGTCACACGACCACAGTTTCACTCTTTCCATTCAAAGGCTGCTTCCGACCAGTATTTTGCTACGTCGTAGGCGACGGCCGCTACCGTCAAAGCTGTTATTGCCATGCCGGTGATTCCGGCGACCCAATATTTCATGCTTCCCCTTCAGGGCTTTCTTGTTGCAGGTGGACCCAGCGCACGTTCCCGTCTTCCATGAGCAGTAGTGCGATTGACGGTTCGTTGTCTCCGTTATCGACGGGGAGGATGCCTGAAACTCCAAGTGTGAGTTTCGGCATTTCTGGTTCTTCGGTCATTTCTGGTTCTCCTAAAATTTTGTTGGTGAGGTTTTCAGCTTCTGGGTTCAAAGTTTTGTTCTTTCCCGTGGAGTAAAGTGAGTGCTTGTTGGAGGCCGAAAATTCGGCCACGCCAGTACCCTTCAAAAAATGAGGGGTCTACGTCACCGTTGTCGTACGGTGGCGTGCTGTCGCTTGTTGCTACTTGGGCGGCAACTAGTTCGGATTCTAGTTGGGCGATTATTTTATCTCTTCTCATTCGAACTGTTTCCGAATCCTTTCGATTGGTTCGTGCTCGTCGTTTTCGAAGAGTGCGTTCCATTCGGCATAAGGGTCAGGGGTTCTTTCTTTTATTTCTTTTTCCCTTGCTTTTATTCGGGCGTTGAGTTCAGGGCTTCCTTTCAGTTTGGAAAGCTCATCTGTCAGTTTTGAGTTTTTCAAAAAGTCGTCCTTTCACTTCGACGTATGTTCGGTACACGGTGGATGCGGAGCAGTCCAACAGTTCGCCGCATTGCCGGTATGTGAGTCCAGCTACGGCTTTGGCGTCAAGTACGGCAACTTCGAACTCTGAGAGGGCCGGATCGACCCCCAGGTGGCTTTCTAAGGAGTCGTAAGTGTCGTTGTGGGCTGTGGGTGCCGGTTCAGGGATGCGTCCGCCTGGAGGCGTTTGCATCAACGCCTCTATTTCGGAGGCCGGTTTGTTGGGCGAGTCTAAAATCCAGGCTCCCCCGAAAGTGGAGGCAGGAACTTCCCGGCGTGACAAAACAGGTTTTTCGTCAACGATTGCTTGCCAGCGAGGTTTCCTACCCATGTTTTTGCTCCAATTCGGCTGTATCGGCGTGCTCCCGAACAACGTCACATTCGATTGCCCACGTTTGACGGTGCCCGTCTAGTAAATGTTCTGTTGCCAGGCCTCTCATTACCATAAGTTTTATTGACATCACGCTTGTCCAAACAGATGTTTCCGTTGCGTTATCCCATAGCCAAACCGTTGTGGGATGGATTTTATTCCATTTCACAAGGTTGTCTAACTTTTTTTGTTTAAACTTCCAGCCGGGGATTGCGGCCCCGGCCCCGGTTCCTTGAACTTCCAGGAGGACAGGGACCGAGCTGGGTGTGAGGGCGGCCCTGTAGTCGGGGGTGTGGGAGATGAGTGGTGCGAACTTGTAGGAGGCGTAGCCGCTGGCTTTCTCTCCAAGTCCGTACGGTTCCCATATCCCGGGCCAATGTTCTTCGAAACGTTTTTCGGAGAACTGCCAGAACCCTTGGTCGGTTAACCGGTCTTTGGTGGACCGGTCAGAGTAGCTCACTTGAGTCCGGCCTCTGACCAGAGGCGGTCGAATTGCAAGTTGTTTTCCAAAAACATTTTGGATTGCACTTCTTTTTTGGTGAACCGGTGCTCTTTCGCCATGTGGCGTACGAGCGCTACCAGCCCGGCGTCACTGCTGCTGGGTTTGGGTGCCTGCTTTTTGGGGATCGGGTTTTTGGCCGGAATTTTCTTTGCGGTCATTTCACTTTCCTTTGGTTGATGTATTAACGGGTCTCTCATAACGTTTCCTTCTTGAGCCGGTAGGCGGTCCTTGGCCCGCCTGGCTGGTCGTATCCCCAAAGCTCAATAGCCCACCCTGCTGCTTTCATCGCAGGGTAGGCTTCGGCTTCACGAATCTTTTTTCTTCTTGCACTCATGTTTGCTCTGCTTGTGACTTGCACTGCAAGTGTGCCTTGGGTGCCGACTGCGAGAACGTCGATGCAGCCGAACAGGTCGTAGGACCGGCGGGTGAAAGCATCCCACCGGTCCACGGACTCCGCTGACCAGCCTTCTTCCCGCAGTTTTTTCAAAACTCGGGAGTTAAGGTTTGCCAGTTTTTTCTTAGCCACGCTTGACTTCTTTCATTACATGAAC